TCAGCCTAATAATCGTATTTTGTGGAACATTAGTAGTTTTACTACTTCTAAACATTGGCCAGATTATAAAGTTACAACTACGGAATGGAATGTTGAAAATAAAGGATTTGTAACTGATGACACAGACAATTTTTTTTATGATATAATAAATAAGGATAAAAAATAAATGAGTAGCGAATTTAAATTAAGTGATCAAACAAATATAGCACTACCTATTAAAAATATAGTTGCTATTGTATCTGCTATTGTTGTAGCGGTGTGGACTTATTTTGGTATTGTTGAAAGATTAAATAGATTAGAGACTAATGAAAAGTTAATGGCTCAAGATTTACTTAAAAAAGCAGATCAAACTCCTAAGAACCAAGAATTATTTATGTTGATTGAATATCAAGCTAAAACAATAGAGAAACATACAAAACAATTAGAAGAAAATGTTCATACAAAAGTATTAATATCTCAATTAGAAAAAAAAGTAGATAAATTAGAAAAAGAATTAGATACCGTAAGAGGTAAATAATGATTGAAGCTGTATTTGCATTATTAATGTATATGAATGGTAAATTAGAAGGATATTCTCCTAAAGCTAATATTGCAGATTGTTTAGAACAAAAAAGAAAAGTAGAACGTGATGGTAATCCAAGTGTTACTTCATGGAGTTGTAAAGAAGTAAAAGCCATTGTAGAAACAGATAAGCATGGCATTAAAAGAATCAAAGAAGTTAAGCAAGATTAATTGTATTAACAATCTGACAGTTGGATGCTGTCTCTCAAATCAATGTAAATGTTATGACAATCAAGAATATAATAATAAAGTATTTGATAGTAGCTCTACTAGCGTTTGTATTAGGTACATTCTTTCCGAATCCCGTCGCCAAGAAGAAAACTGAGAACGCCACAATCACCTGGGCCAAAAGCCTAGGATTTGGTCCCCCGAGGTTTGAATATAATAACAACCAAGAATTCATTACCTCCCTTAAAAAGTGTATCGCTTACCTCAATTTTGACATCCCTACAAATAAACACATAAATACAGAACTTATAGTTGCACAAGCTATAGTAGAAAGTGATTATGGAAGATCACGATTTGCACGTGAAGGACACAACCTATTTGGTATAAGAGTATGGAGTAAGGAAGGTATGTTGCCTTATAAACAACCAGATCATATAGATTGGCGTGTCAGAGTCTTTAAAAGTAAGTGTGATTCTGTTAAATATTACATAGAAATTTTAAATACAAAAAAAGTGTATGCAGAATTTAGAAGAGTTAGAGAATTAACATTAAATAGAAATCCTATTGCAATGGCTAAAACTTTAGATAACTTTTCTACAAATAAAGAATATGAAAAACATGTTATTGAGGTTATAAATAAATTAAGAAATGATACTAAGTAAAAGCTTTACATTAAATGAATTAACAAAGTCTCAAGAGGCAACGAGACTTGGAATAGAAAACGTTCCAAACGAAGAACATATAGAAAATTTAAAAATACTTTGTGAAAAAATATTACAACCTTTAAGAGATTATTATGGCATGCCTGTATCTATATCTTCTGGCTATAGATCAGTTGCACTTTGTGAAGCTGTAGGATCTTCAGCTAAAAGTCAGCATACCAAAGGTCAAGCTGCAGACTTTGAAATATTTGGAGTAGCAAATAAAGATGTTGCAGATTTTATTGTACAGAATTTTGATTATGACCAATGTATACTTGAGTTTTGGAAGGAGAATGAGCCTAATAGTGGATGGGTGCATTGTAGTTATTCAGTAAATGGTAATAGAAAGCAGTACTTGAAGGCAGAAAAATTGAATGGTAGAATTGTATATACCGTACTAAATTAATCATATGCCAATAGGAAGATCACAAATACCTCAACAAATAGAAGGAAAACTTCGTGGAGCAAAACCATCTAGAGCTATGCTTAAATCTAGAAAAAGAAAGAAAAAATAATGACTAAATTATGTTCTAGAGGAAAATCAGCAGCAAAAAGAAAATTTGCAGTTTATCCTAGTGCCTATGCAAATGCTTATGCTTCAAAAATATGTGCTGGTAAAATAAAAGATCCTTCAGGCAAGAAAAGAAAAGATTGGAAACCTAAAGGTGCTTATATGGGTAAGTTTATAGAAGTAGAAATGAATGATAAAAATTATTCTAATGAATCTTTAAAAGATTATTATGGAGATTTATTAAAATAATGTCAGAAAATAAAAACAAAGAAGAATCTACAATAGAACTTGCTAAAAGAGTAGGTTCTAAAGAAGCAGCAAGACTTATTACTGAGCAAAAAGCAAAACAAAAACAAGAAAAAGGGTTTGAAAAAACAGGACAGTACTACTTTGATCTTGGTTTAAAGCAAGGAGGTCTTGCAAAATGGTTCAATGAGAATTGGGTAGATATTTCTGCCCCTAAAAAAGGAGGAGGTTATAAAGAATGTGGAAGAAAATCAGCGAATGGTTCAAAAAGAGGTTACCCAAAATGTGTTCCTGCTGCAAAAGCAGCAAGAATGAGTGAGAGTCAAAAAAGATCAGCAGTAATTAGAAAAAGATCTGTAGCTAATGTTGGTCCAAAACCAACAAATGTTAAAACAATAGTAAATAAACCTAAAAAAATGAAAGATGGTGGTATATATAACATGACAAAAATGAGGTATATTTAGATTATGATGAAAAATAAAAATTTAAGTTCTAAAGCAGACTTAGATAAAGACGGAAAACTGTCTTCTTATGAGAAAAAAAGAGGAATGGCTATTGAACAAGCTATGTCTGAAGAGCCTATAAAAGCTCAAAAAGGTAAAATGATAGTTAAAGGTCAAAAAGAAATACAAGTTAAAAAACAATACTTCGGAGAATATTAAAATGGGAATGAAAACATATTTAAAAGCAGGAATAACTCCAAAAAACACACCAGCAAAAGTTGCAGGTATGTTAAAAGGATTTAGTGCTAAGAAAGTTTCTAAAAACGTTAAGAAAAAATAATGTCTAATGGCTACTTCAGGAACTACAACATTCGATCTAGACATAGATGATATTATTGAAGAAGCTTATGAACGTTGTGGGGTTAGAACTAACAGCGGATACAATATAAAATCAGCAAGAAGAAGTTTAAACATTTTATTTTCTGAATGGGGAAATAGAGGTGTTCATCTTTGGAAAGTTGTTCTTAAAGAACAATTACTTACTGCGGGTGTATCAACTTATGCAACACCACAAGACTGTAGTGATGTATTAGAAGCTTATGTATCTACTGCTCAAACAATAACTGAAACAACTAATGATATTTCATTAGATAAAATTGATAGATCTGCTTATGCAGCTCTTCCTAATAAAGGACAACAAGGACAACCTTCACAATACTATGTGGATCGTCAAACTAATCCAAAAATAAGTTTATATTTAACACCAGATTGTGCTCAATATATTTATTTAAAGTATTATTACATTAGTAGAATTCAAGATGCTGGTGATTATAATGATCAAGCAAACGTTCCTTATAGATTTCTACCATGTATGATATCTGGACTTGCATATTATCTAGGACAAAAATTTTCTCCAGATAGAGTTCAAGGATTAAAACTAATATATGAGGATGAGTTACAAAGAGCTTTAGAAGAAGACTCTCAAAGAACAAGCTCTTATATTTCACCTTATTCTTACTTTGGAGATGGAATTTAATGGCATTTGCAAGAGGTAAAAGATCATTATCTATTTCTGATAGATCAGGAATGCAATTTCCATACGTGGAAATGAAGAGAGAATGGAATGGTTCTTTTGTTCATTATACTGAATACGAACCAAAACATCCTCAATTAGATCCAAGACATCATAAAGCAGATCCACAAGGACTTAAAAATGCTAGATCAGATACTGTGCCTGGTGGTGGTTGTCTTGTATTATTAGACTTATATTTTTGGCCTGGACAATACACAGCTATTGGAATGGAACCAGGTATAAGTGGAGATATTATTAATTCAAGAAGATCAGCTTACTCAAATGTAGGTGATGTAACTATTAATATAACATAAAATGACATACGCAGAATTAGTACAAAAAATTAGAGATTATACAGAAGTAGATTCAGGAGTTTTAACAGCTACTATTGTTAATGGATTTATTAGAGATTCTGAATTTAAAATATTTAGAGAAACAGATGCAGACTATTCTAGAGAATATGCTACTTCTACATTTACAGCTAATAATAAATATTTAGTTTTACCAAATTCATCAGGATCTTCAGGAAGCACTACTTCCAGAAGAGCTTTAATTGTAAGATCTGTAGTTGCAACAAATAGCTCAAATATTCAAGTCGCTCTAGAACCTAGAGATGATACTTTTATTACTGAATATAATGCAGCAGGTTCTACAGGATTCCCAAAATATTATGCAACTTTTAGAGAAGATGCTATTGAAGTAGCTCCTACTCCAGATTTGGCTTATGTAGTAACTTTAGATTATGTTTATACACCAGATGGTTTAAGTGCTTCAAATACAACAACTTACGTAAGTGTAAATGCACCAGAATTATTATTATATGCATGTTTAGTGGAGGCTTTTGCGTATCTAAAAGGTCCGATGGATATGTACAAACTGTATCAAGACAAGTATAATACAGCATTACAAGGATTTGCGTTAGAACAAACAGGTAGAAGACGCAGAGACGAATTTCAGGATGGAGTGTTACGTATCAAAATTAACTCACCATCCCCATAACAACTATAAGGAGTACAACATATGGCAATAACACAAGCAGTGTGCAACACTTTCAAATCAGAGATTTTAGGTGCTGTTCACGATTTTGATTCAGGTTCGGGACAAGTTTTTAAATTAGCACTTTACTCATCAGCAGCTACACTAAACGCTACTACAACAGTATACTCATCAAGTGATGAAGTTGGAAATACTGGACAGTATTCTGCAGGTGGAGGAGTACTAGCTTCTCAACAAGTATCACTAGATGGTTCAGTAGCAATCGTAGATTTCGCAGATTTATCTTTTACAGGAGTAACACTTACTGCAAGAGGAGCTTTAATTTATAATACATCAGCTTCTAACAAATCAGTATGTGTATTAGATTTTGGTAGTGATAAAACTGCAACATCTGGAACATTTACAATTCAATTCCCAGCATTTACATCTGCAGCAGCTATCTTAAGAATAGCTTAAGGAGAATTTATGTCGGCTCCCTGGGGTTCAGGCGTTTACGGTATAGGATACTGGGGAGAAGGCAACGAAGACGCTACAGTAACATTTGAAGCGTGGGGTCAAGGCACTTGGGGTGCTAATGCTTGGGGGGTTGGTTATATAACCACGGCTCTCGGGACTACTACAAGTTCTGTTTCAATTCAAATAGATAATAATGTTTCAATAACTGGAGAACAATTAAATTCTACAGTTAATACAGTTTCTATTACTGGAGATTCTAATTTAACTTTATCTACAAATTTATTACAAATAAGTTTAGGAGATGAAAGTGGTTTAGGTAATGCTGATGTTGTATTAACAGCATTAGATATTTTAAATACAACCATTGGAGCTTACTCAATTACTGCAGATGGTAATACATCTGAAATAGTAGTTGGTGATTCAATGAGTTCTGCAACGGGAACACTAACAGCAGATGCTGGAGCTTCATTTGAAGTAACAGGTAATCAAGCTAATATATTAATAGGTGATGAAGTATTAAGTGGTAATGCTACAGTTAATTTAACTACAAATTTATTAAACGTAACTACAGGTACAGCTAGTGGAGATGTAGCTACTGTTATTTTAACAGGCTCTAGTGTTGTAACTACTA